GAGCGGAGTATGCTCGCAGATGTAAGTCTCAGAACCATATTATCATGTCGACGGCGGGGGTTAATGGCCCCGCATCTTGGACCGCGCACTCGGATGCGCGTGCCATCGTAGGTAATACTGAGCTCTACGCTTCATTACAGGCATTTGCAGAGGGCTCTAAACTGACACGCTTCATATCTGATCTACTCGGTACAGTGGCTCTACCTTCTTATGATAATATTAATGACTCTATGCTTCGTGTTGGTAAACTTCATTCGTTTGACGAATGGGGTGGTAAGGTCAGAACTGTTGCTATTGTGGATTACTGGACTCAACTAATCATGTCACCATTGCATGACACAATCTTCCACTTTCTCGAGAAACTCGAGACTGATGGAACCTTTAATCAGGATGCTTTGGCTGAGCGTATTAGATGTTTTACACTAGACTCAGAGTTGGAAATATACTCATACGACCTAACTGCAGCCACTGACCGTTTACCGATTGCTCTACAAGTTAGGGTACTTGCTGTTCTCCTTGGTGAAACACTTGCTAATAACTGGCGTAATGTCTTAGTTAACAGAGAGTACTATAATGCGGATGGCGTCGGTTACACTTATGCTTGCGGCCAACCTATGGGCGCTAAGTCTTCTTGGGCTATGTTAGCTCTTACACATCACGTCATCGTACAGAACGCAGCATTGACTGCGGGCAGCCAACCTTACACAGGTTACGGTGTTCTAGGTGATGATGTCACTATTACGTTAAGTACTGTTGCTAGCGAGTATAAGCATATAATGGATTATTACGGTGTAGCAATCAATGAATCAAAGTCTATTATCCATCTTCCTGGGGCAAGACCAGCAGCTGAGATCTGTAAACGGGTATTTATTGACGGGAAAGAACTTTCTATGTTACCGGTTAAACTAATAGCTAAGACTATTATGAATGGCCGATTAGCCCCGACTCTGCAGGTGATGATGCAATCACGTGGCCTTACACTGGACCACAAATCTCTACTGGCTTGGTTAGGTGGTCTTATAGATAAGATCTCACTTGACTTCCTTTACATCCTTAATAAACTTCCTTCTAGTCTTAGTGGTATACCTACACCTATTGTAGAATCCTTCACTGATCAACAGATGTCTACCTGGTATCCTGGTACTGAGGCGAAAGCCAAAGAGATTATCTCGGCATTCACTTATACGGCTATTGTAGAGCAACTGAAGCGGTTAGACACCCTATTACGGCAGACCCAAATCATCCAGGCAGCAATTGAAACCAATGCTTTTGGTTACCACACTCAGAATATTAAGGATCTGGGCTGGTGTTATGTGGATCCAGAAAGGGATATTACTGCTTTAGCCAACTCTATGCCCAAAATGAATGTTACTCATCCTATTGTGAAAGCCGCTACGGCGGAGGTCGACCGAGTCTCGGAACTGTTACTTAAGTTACGGACTGGTGAGAAGGATACTACCGCTCAGGCTCGTGCTCGTTTACTGGATATGTTCCGTAATGCCTTAGTTGACGCTTGGGTTGATGCGGACGCTGCCCGTGCTCAGGCAGACCGTTCATTGTTACAATTGTCTCTTACTCGGTTAGCTGAACTACTTATTGGTAGAAAAGCTGCTAAACCTCGGTTTACACTGTCTTTTACTGTAATGCTTACCTATCTTAATCGTCT